ACCAGCATAATTCCGGTAGTGTCATCTGGTGATCGCCGCTTAGCGCCATCTGGCTGCATGCAGCTTTGATTATCCAGAGTGCGGTGTTGCCTTTGGCGATATTCTCCAGGCTACCGGGCACGCCGTTCTGCCTGAACTCATTATCGTGGCTGTAGCATAGAGACACCAGGCCGTTTTCAGTTTCTGACACAGTAAATTCGTGGTGATGCCATGCCCCGGGCTGATCCCACTGGCAGCAGCTGAACGACTGCACGAAAGACGCCAGCGCATTAGGCCCACCTGCGGCCTTTATCACGCGCTCGTGACTGAAAAAGGGAAGCAGTGAGGGTTCGTCCAGTAACGGCTGCGTCCAGTCATTTAGCCGCCCTGATGGCATGTCTGCCATATCCATCGTTGGTGTGCTGATCACCACCCGACCCTGAAACAGCTTTAACAGGTCTGGTCCAGGCTTCAGCAATACAATCCCGGTGCGCGGTGCTACCTCTGGAGTAAGTAATGCTCTCACAGTCACCTCAGTGCACGGTTTCGAGCAGTCGAAGCAACTCGGCAAATTTTGATTCGAAGAAATGAGGCTGCGTTTCTCGCGGATTTGCGGGGCTGGTGATGTTTTTACCGTACATGCAGCCTTTAGCCGTCAGAGACCAGAACAGCTTTACACCATCAGTTCCTGATCGGCTGGCTCTGCTTTTGTGCTCCACGATCCCCAGTTTCTCAAGCTGACGATAAGCCTGGCTCGCATTCATTCGAATACTGTGGGCCTTCAGAAGTGCACTCAGCGAAAGCGTCGGACGGCTTGAACCATCTTTAGCGTCTAATGGTGCGTCGATGGCATATGCAGGCATCATGTTGGGAATGCCGTAATGCTGTTGAATCTTCTGATAAGCGCCAAGTTTTGAGGAGTTGGAAAAATTCAGCATTCTGGAGGCTGATTCAAGCAGAATGATACTGGCCTGTACCTCTTCTGGCATAGAAACCACTGGCGGCTTTGATGCCAGAGAGTCGTAAGTACGGATTACTTTCAAACTGAACTCGGCGCTGATCCACATCGCGTATGAGTAGACCAGTTCTTTGCATACAAAAGTACCCTGGTTCATTCCGCCCTTAATTACCGATACAGGAATTCCTGTATCGCTCAGAAGCTGAACGAGCTCACTGGTCTGTTGAAGGTTACGCCACAAGGAAGGTTCATGTCGGCGTTCGCCGCCTGCTGCACGATGAAGATCGTTAAGGCAATAACGGCCGGAATTGTCCTGACGAACGGAAACCCCATCAATCACTAAAAGCTGATTCATGCTCTCTTCTCCACACACTGTTTTTAACCGGCCCCGCCCCATCATCTGCAAATGAACGGGGCCAACCTTTGTTAGGAGCGTCTGCATACGCTACTAAACATTACTATCATAACGACTTAGCAAAAAATTTCAGCACCTACATCTATTTAACTCATAATTCATAAAAAACGTTTGATTTTTGACAAAAGTGGGCACTGTTTACGTTAGTTCATATTAAGTATTAGTGCTGTTCTAATGTCACCCATGAAAATTTTATTATATTTTCACTCTTCAATTACAGTACATATTAAGTAAAAAATGACAAAATAAAATTTCACGCTCCCCTCTCAATCTTGTTTCAGTACAGACCCAAAGATTGTCAGTTATCGTTTCCTCATCAATTTCAACTACCTGCGCACTTTTTTTGTAACCCGTATAGTCTATTTCAGAAATTAAACTATGATAACCTTTCGTAAGAGTACTGAAATCCTTAACATCACAATAGGCGACCATGAATATAGGGCTTAGTGCTTCTAAATCATATCCTGAAACTTTATTAAGATGGTCGCTTATAACGTTTTTGTTGAGTGAGGAGAGGCGAAATGCCTCAAAAATAGCAATCCGCCTGTTTTTGCTGTCAGTAATTAACCCGTCGCTCTCGCCAGGGCTTTTCCCTGATTCAGAGGTGCCAGAACGTTTCTGATCGCGAAAACCAACCCTCGCCTCGGCCATTCTCATATCGATGAGAGAAGTAAACCAGTCGTTGATAAGATCTTCATTAATAGTTTTGTTGAGCTGCCCGCTTGTGGTCTGCTGACTTTGAAGATTTTTTTTCCTCAAAAGCACTTCACCTGCCACATCGGTAATTATTTTTTTCAAAAACAACTCTTTCGAAGGGCCGTCACCGGTGATCTGTACATAATCATCGAAACTGCCGCCGACAATACGTAAATAGTGCTGCTTGAGTTGTTCAATACTGCGCTGATTGGATTCTGCCATTGCATTAATGATGTCAAGAATAGAGTTCTGTTCAGGAAGAGCTTGACTGAGCTGGGTTATCAGTTCGGCCAGCCCAACATCATATTCGCTGAGAATATGATTAAACTTTCGAAACTCATTAATAATTTGGGATGCTACAAGAGGTTCACCCCGTTGGATAAGGCCTTTGCAATATGGCAGGAGAATTTCCCGTGTTCGATGTTGCTCCCCCGTGAGTTTTCGCCAATATTCATCCGTCCGCAAATGATCTCCAACCTGTATCATGAGGTCAAGCACGGTGGCTACCCAACTTGCAGCCATTTGATCCGGCGTAATGCTGCTCGTCTGCTCCAGAAACTTGTTCAGGGCGTGTAGACGTGCCGATTTATTCTGTTTATCCGATAACTCGGCTATTTTTCCTTTCAACAAAGCATATGCGAAATGTGGCGCACTGACCTCTGCACAAAGAGCCTCCATATATCGCACAGTTTTAGTAGGTTCAATCTGACAAAATGCTGTTGCGATGATATAGCGACGGAATTGTTCGCATTCTTTTAGCTGACGGTTAACTATCTCACTCCCGGATAATCCGGTCAGGCAGCTAGGTAAAGGGACATGTAAGACAACCTCTTCAAAACCGTGTGGATTATCCTGATCCTTGAGGTAGGCTGACAAAAGTTTATATTTATAGCGATAGGTTTCCCATCGGTAGACAGTGTCTTTAAAGTGTATATTAGAGTAGCTTCTGAAACGATCCAGCAATGGTTCTGCAGCAATTAGAACTTTTTCAGCAAGTTCCATATGACCATTTTCACAGGCATGGACAAATGCCGTTTCCAGTGATTTCAGGCCAAGCTTTTCATCACTGAGATTTTGTCGGTCAAGAATTGCATCATGAAGTACCTGCTTCCTTTCTTGAATATTACAACGTTCAAGCAGGATATACAGTGAATCAATAGGAACCATATCGATACAGCTTTCCGTAAAGTCATCATACATTGATTTTGGAAGAATATTTACAAAAAGGCTAAAAACTTTCCACAGTTCTACTGCTTCATCATCAATAATTGCCGTGAAAAGATAGCATCTCTCATCTTCATGACCAAAACCGAGCGCACACACAATGTTTATGATGCGCTGCCACACTCGCGAACGGTCGTCTTGATCAGGAATGTCTTTAGAGATTAGCATCAGGAGTTGCAAATACTGACGGATAGCTGATGCAGCGTTAAAGCATCGATCATGATTGTATGTCAGCACGCTAGCCCAGTTATCATATCGACGGGAAAGCCGCAAAATCTCTTTTATGCCAATAACTTTTATCAAACTTTGCCATGGTAGGAGCGCAAAGAAATTGTCAGATTTAAGATCACGGCTACGTATAGCAATACATTCTTTGAATGCATTGCTATAGAAGCTCAGGAGACATTCGCTAAGTTGTGGCAGCAAGTCATGATACGTAGCATCTATAGATTCAATTCGCTGAATAAGCCAGAGCCCGAGTTGGTATACACTCCTTTCCCTAATTTGCGAAATGCGCTGTTCATATTGCAGGGAGACCTTTTCCAAAAAGGCATAAGCAGTTGCAACTACGTGCTTATCTTCAAGCTTATGCATTAAGCAAGATAATGCTCTGTAATGAAAATTATCATTATTAATTAAAGTATATAGGCCACTATTGTCGGCAAGGTAAAGAAATAAATTTAGTAATTTTAACCGGCTATGAGTTCTGTCATCAATGGTTCGGATATATTCTTCCAATAGAGATTCGGTATACAACTGACCAATATCTCCAGTCATATTATGTCGACGACTGAAGTGTGAAAAATTCTCTCCACTAATTAGATGATAAATAGCGACCTCGCATGTTTGAGGTCTAGATAGTAAAAAGAGGAGGTATTTGCTGTTGATGCGTAATGGGAAGCTCATTAAGAGAAGATGCTTTAGAGCTTGGCGTGATTCAGCCAACGCAATCAAATTAAGCGCAAAAGATTTTGAAGAAAGTGAATTGTGATCGATAGATATTACATGATTAAAGCAAGAATTAATTATCCAGGACAGGGCCCCCATAGAATCATGCCAATTTCCCCAATGCTGCCATTGTCCAAAAGAAAATATGTCGGCTGCATCGTCAATGTCAGGAATATTGTAAGCATCATCCAGATTTTCCACTGTCATAGGTGTTACAGTACTAGGTTCCCTTGAATCATCGGTTTTATCCAGTATGTTGCCATCACTGGCGATGTTTATATTAATGTTCAATAATGTTGGCTGGATCAGATGTCCAAAGTCATGTGAATTTATGGATTGCTTGTAAATAGTTCGAAGTGAATAACCGAACTCAGGTGATGTCTCCACTAGTAACTCAACCTGACATAAGAATTGAGCGGTTTCGTTTTCCTCCAGCAAGCTGAATTGTACTGGAATAATAGAATGACTCATTGCTCGTACACATAGCATCCATTGCTGAAACGCCAGTTCCGCAGAATGACGTTTAAGAAGGCGCTGCCAGAGATAGGTGCTTTCGAGTTGTGTAAACTGATGTCTCTCAGGGTAGAGCGCAACGTTCTCTCCTTGCTGAACAGCGGAAGGGAGAATACGATCAAGCTCAACAAGTCCCATTTCAGTACTAAAGAGAGCTGCAAGCTTAGTCTCCTTAACTACGAAATGAGTCTGCACGTAACCATTCCATCCATAACTAATATTTTTCAATAACGCTGTTACTCGCAGAATGTCTTCAATGCTCTGATCTAGCGAACTAGCTTGCTTAGGTTCGCTACAGTGAACATTGACCCATCCCCCGGGAAATGAAATGAACCCCCCATCTTCAAAAAATTCAAGCGTATATTTAGTCTCTTGAAAGGCAGTTCTACTTGAAGTGCATGGCCAAGATAATTTTCCAGAAATCAAGTCGGCCACGTTGCTTCGGTTTAATTCCGGAGTTGCAAGCGTTGCGTCAGCTAAAAATAGTGCAAATGCATAGGCCTGCTGGTGTGCAGAGAAATCACTATTACCTTGCAAGGAATTTTCTGAGTAATTATTTAATAGTTTGAGAAGGAACGCCCAGTTACCTGAATAAGAATTGTCCATTTAAATCCTCAGCCTCATTCGTTTTATACAAAATCTGTTACAGAACTGCTTATGAATTAGTCATTTTTACACTAATACTCGCATTGTACAAATCATCTGTAACGGCAAGTTTGTAAGGCTCATTCTTCTAATGTATTTAATACACAAGACCTCACTTTATGAAATTGACGTTACACATGAAAAGTTTTAACCTTCGTTTTCGCTCATTTCTAACATTCCACTTGAATGGATGTTGAAAAGAAAAGCGTCTAAAGACGCTTTTTTAAAAGATACCTTTTATCACTAAGTGTACTCATTGGCGATCAGAACAATTTCCATCAACTCTGCCGCCTGTTGGTCAGTTTCAAACGTCAGCGTAATGCGAGCCCCACCCTCGTCCTGCTCTATCTCACAATGTTTAGCAATCATTTCTAACAGCTTGCGTGCTTGGGCAGCACTGAACTTCGGCATAGCATCGGTCTTGGTCAGCTTCTTTTTACCTGCTGCTTTCGCCTTCTGCATTTGCTCCTGCGCAACCGAAGAGGCTTTCACGCCATGCTCACGCTGCAGGGCTACTGCTGTGGTCGCGGCCACTTCCCCAGACTTCACCATCTCAATCAGTGGTTCACCAATGGTGAGCAATTACAGGCGTTCCTTTTCCTCTTCCATTCCGGCAGCCAGGCGCAGAGCCTCAGCAAAAGTCTGCGGGATTTCAACAGGCTGGCTTTCCTCTGACTCATGCAGCCGCTTAATCACTTTCATATGAAGGATGGCACTGCAACTAGTGATGAGGCATTCGGTGTGCTCACGGTCGAGGTAATACTCAGTCTGCTGGCGGTTCATGCTGTCAAAGTAGATGTGAGCATATTTGCTCGCATCTTCCTGAAGTTGAAGCAGCATTACTTCAATGTATCGCTTAACATCGGGATGTCGCTTTACTGTGAGATCAGCAATTTTACGGCTGGTCATGATCGGCGCATGAATTGCACTGGCGGCAGATGTAACGACGCCCGCTGATTGATTTGGCACTTTGTCTTCTCCACACACTGTTGTAAATCGGCCCCACTTCACCTGCAAATGAACAAGGTCAACCTTTTCGGTCAGCGTTTATACACGCTTCCGGTTTTAAACATAATAGCGCCTTAAAAAAACATCACGCACTAGCTATCTCCCTCAATCTTTTTATCTGACCGTTACGAATTACAAAGGCTCATAGAATTACTTATAGAAAAAATGAATTTTTTAATGTACGTTAAATGTGATACCCCCCCACATGAAAGGACTAAGGAAATGGCATGTCTGACTATTTAAAAATTGCAACAATCACTGCATCCATGAAATACCCGATCATTTCTGCATACGAATTCGCCATTTTAAGAAAAGAAAAAAATGTTAGGGACTACATTGACCCGTGCACCATATATATCATTGGGCAGCGCCCATTACTATTAATTGAGAACTTTAGAGAGGCCGACGGGGTTATAGAGTTCAATATAACAGACAAAACAGGAAAGCCTCCCCTTATCTGCAAAATCGACATCAAAGAAAACAAACTCAAAAAACCCGGAAAAAAACTAAAAATAAAATCTTTGTTTTACAAAAAACAAATAGAGGAAAGTTATCCATTCAACGACCTGGCCGGATTTCAGATCTATTCCGGTGTTAAATTTTTGGCTTGGTTCAGTCCGCAAAAATTCATCTATGAACACATGAATCAATCTATAAAATCAGAAATAACTGGAAGAATTGAAGATTACATCGATTATAATGTTCACTATATAGGAAAATCCTTCTCTCAAAAAATATGGGATAGATTAACTGGACATCATAAATTACAGGATATATTAACCTTTGAGGACCCACTTAATAACGAAAGGTTAAAAGCGCCATTTGAAATCTCTATCATGCTTCTCCACATTAACTCTATTGAAACAACAATCACTCTCGATTCTGGAGATATTTTTAAAAAAGACAAAAATACCATCCTGCATAATATTGACAACTATACAAATAAAGAAATATTAGAGTTTTTTGGACAAAGTGGGCATAAAGACCCTAAAAAACCCGAAAGATTGAACAAAAACCATACTAACGAAGTGGAAGCCATGCTAATTAATCACTTAAAGCCAACATACAACGAAGTTAAATTTGATAATTATCCTTTTATTAAAAATGGAATGCGTGATCTTGGCTTTAGCGACACACAGTTAATTATCACCAATGCATGTGCAAACTTAAGAACAGACACAACCAGCCTAGGAAAATTTATATCAAAAACTGACAATCAATCCGAATAATAACCGACATCATCTTTATATTCAAGGAGTGTAAGTAATTCCATCCACAAACCCACTCCTTTGATTACAATCTTGATATATACTATTTCTCAAGATATACCTCACATATCCTTGCATTCAAAAACTCCTTAACCGCTTGACTGCAATAAAATATTGTCGGCAGGTTCATCCTGATTCTTTATCATAATTCATGCCCTTGCTTTCGGATGTTACCACTAACACCACATTAATATTTATTAATCTTTCCGTTATGAGACCATGAAAAACCAATGATTAACTTTATGAATCAGCACTATTTCGTATAGGCTTATAGCTTGGGATCATTACAAGTCATTTTGAAATTATAGACACCTAGAAAAAATTTGGGTTTAATTAAAACCTTAAGGGCGGGCTTCTTCCATTTTAATATGAGTTAAAGCGGAGAAATAACCGCAACTTATTAAATACGAAACCCTCGGGGTCATTGATAATTTAATTAGCCCTTGTTCGTCTCTCCAATCCATCAAACTGAATAAGTTGTTAGCCCAATCTTTCACTGGGCTATCTTCAAAGGATGCATCAAAAGGATGATGTGCAAAATGATTTCTAATCTTGCGGATTAAGTCTAATTTATTTGCTGTTTTTTTGTCTATGTGGCCGAAGGCTTGAGCAATTTCAATTCGCTGAGAAAAGCTTGAAAGCGGGCCATTTGAAGAGAAAACCTTTTCCTTAAGGGACTTATCTTCCATGCAATAAACTAAATAACTCCCTAATAGGTTCTCCACATAGCTACCCGCAAGCACAGCAGCACCTCTGTCTGATTCCTGATGAAACATAGTTACCATATCATTATAGTTTGTGAGAACTAAATCTTTAGGCTTCACCTGCTCCTCCTTAAACTGAAAACCTGACGTTGGGTAATTTTCTGCAAAAAAAATAAAATTTATTAATTAAATTAAATAGACAAATTGAACAAAAACTTAAACGATAGAATTGCGAATATCAAGTAAATAATACAAAAAATCTCCAAATCATTCTAAACTCGATGCGCATCTAAAAGGACTAACCTAAGCCAAATGCTGTTTTTTACTAAATAACAGTTTACCTTCTTTTAAGCGGCGCAGGGTGCCGCTTAAAAGAATTAACGGCTGATGCTGTAGCATTAGAGTCTAAAACGCGCCCATAGGCGCTCATCGGTACTTCCTTTCGAAGTATTGCGCCAGTACATGTTAGCTCTAGGCCGAAAATGAGAGTTAACTTCATTCATTCTCACCAACATCTGGAATTTTTATCTGACCTGCAACTTCACGAACTGCCTGACGCAGCATGCGAATATTTGACCAGCAATCCCGGTTTACCTGCTCCATCAGCTTTATGAAATCCTGAACAGGATACGGATGATCCTGGCGCAAGTCAGTGAGAGCCCCTGTGAACCGGTTCAGCTGCTCTGTCACCAGTTCAGGGTCATCATGCTGCTCTGATAGCCACTGCTTGATCACTTGTTCATCCTGGTGCATCTGGATGAGACGCTGTGCTGACTGGATGGTGTCCTGAGGAACGACAATGTGCTCAGGATGATCAACTGAGTCTGCGGCCCAGGTGTGCGCGAATTTTGACTCTGCATAGGTGTATTCATGTTTCATCTTGAACGCGGCCTGAACACAGGCCCACACTTCAACACCGCTCCTCTCAAGGATTTCGTGCTTCAGCAATGGCAGGTCATCACCCGCTTCGTTCTCTGGTTCAGCCGGTGCTGTTTGTTGATTATGTGATTGCGTGACGCCGTAGTGCTCTTTGGCGATCAGCACAACATCCATCAGCTCAGCCGCCTGCAGGTCAGTTTCAAACTTCAGCGTGATATGTGCGCCCTCCTCGCCCAGCTCTGCCTGACAGTGTTTAGCTATCAGTTCAGCCAGCTTACGAGCTTGTGCGGCACTGAACTGCGGCATAGCATCGGTTTTGGTCAGCTTCTTCTTACCTGCTGCTTTCGCCTTCTGCATCTGCTCCTGTGCCACCGATGATGCTTTCACACCATGCTCACGCTGCAGAGCTACTGCAGTAGTCGCGGCCACTTCGCCAGACTTCACCATCTCAATCAGCGGTTCGCCAACGGTCAGCAACTGGAGGTGCTGTTCAACATCGGTGATCGAACGCTTCACCTTCGCAGCAATCTCCGCTGGCTCTAAGCCCTGATTAACCAGGCGCTGATAGGCTGCTGCACGTTCAAGCGGCAACAGTGCGCGGCCCTGACTGCTGGTGACCATGAACGCCACGCTGTCAGCTTCGCTACCAACGAAGTCCTTACACTCAAGGCGCAGCGTATAGCCCGCTTCCTGAGCCAGCTTTGCACCGTAATAGCGGTGATGGCCGTCAATGATCTTAATGCCCTTCTCAGTGACCTTAACAGCCAGCGGAGGCACGTGCTCACCAGCGATAAAGGCGTCGCGGAACTCCTCGACATGAGTCTGATCGATATCACGGATGTTGTAATTAGTTTCGACATACAGCTCATCGACTCCCAACAGGTAGGTTTTGCGGGTAGTAATATCGGTATCGCTATTTTTCTTGTCGTCGTAAATGCGCGCTAAAGTACTCATGCTGTGGTCAGCTCCCATGTCAGGACAATAATCAGGGCGGCAATCAACACTACTGCTGTGCGGATGGCCTGGTAGAAAATCTCATTTCGCTCGTAGTGGCTCTTCAGGTGCGCTTTCATTGGCGGTCCTCACTCAGGAAGCTTTCGCCAATTCGGCCGGTATCAAGTCCGCCGTAGCTGCCACAGTTGAAAGAGCCCCTTACGGCACAGCGGTCGCAGTTCTCTTTGGCTTCGTTGCGTGATGCATCGAACTTGGCCACCAGCATTGCTTGACGCCATACCTGCGTTGCACGCAGCCAGAACCCTTTGCTCTCCAGTTCTGTCGCCTGCTTAGCCAGGTGGGTGTATTTCTCGCTCTCTGCCGGTAACGGGGCGGTGTTGATCGAATAACTCCAGTCGCTGGAGCGCTTAAGGTTCCCCATGGTGAACAGCGGCTTTATGAAACGCTTCACTGAAGTCTCATGCAGGCCGGTGAGCTTGCAGAGTTCGCGGACCTTCAGCGGACCATTACGGGCAATCAGTTCAAGAATTGTTGATTCGTGGTTGATCATGATTTTCTCCCGTTACCCGCGAAAGCCGTGAGGCACTGAGCTGTCAGGTTGCGGAATGACTGTGATATCCCGCTGCGTGTTGCGCTTCAGGGCATTCCACTCAGAGCGTGGCGGGCGACCGGCCTTATTCCATTTGTTAGCTGACTGGAGATAGCCAGGGAGATTGCCGGGGATGAACAGCGTTTTGGGGCGCATGTACTGGTATTCCTCGGTGCCTTCCCAGTGGGCGTGTTTGTAATCCACTACCAGGCAAAGCTCTTCAACCGTGAAACCGTCTTTCAAACGGGACTTGATGTGACCCATCGACGACTGCGCCTCGGTGTGTTTTGCGCCGGTGACTTTGTTCAGGTGGCGCAAAACTTCCCGTGATCGATTAACGATTGACCACTCATCGTCAGGTTGCGCCGCAACCTGACAAGAAGGGGTTGTTGTAATCTCTGTAGTATTCTCTGTTGTAATCTCTGTAACATTGGGACAATTTGACCCGATGGATTGGGACAACTTGTCCTTATCCATAGGGACAGATTGACCTTTTCGATTGGGACAAATTGTCTCTCTCGATAGGGACAAATTGTCCGTATCGGCCAGTAAAGGGCTCGCGTAGTTAATTGCATAATAATTAGTCTGGTCGTGCTGGCTTTTTTTAAGCTGCTCAACATAAATCAGACCCATCTTTTTCAATGATGAAACCGTTCTTTGTATCGTCTTAGCGGTCCACCATGGAAACTGCTCATTCCATGCATTTATGCTGTTATAAACCCAGCGCTTGCCGTCATATTCGATGCCAGACGTAGTGTCTTCCAGCCAGTAACAAATCTGCTGCAGCACAATGGCCTCGTTAATGCCAATACGCAGAGCAAGCATCGGACTGATAACCAATGGCTTAACTTTTAGAAGTAGGCTCATGAGTTACAATGACCTCCCTGAAGTACTGCTTAAACCTTTCGAGAGAACTGAAGCACTCGCCATGTTCATAGTTGTCACGCAGGTAGATAACCCGGTCGTTCTCTGGCTCCCAGCGTATGACCCGTACAGGGACGCCGCGCTTATCGCGGAAGATTCGGTCAAGCTCTCGCATTTGGTCGCCTTCATTCGCTGGTTAGCATCGCCCACAGCCCAGTCAACAAAGCTGTGGTTAACTTCCTCTGCGCCGCCTGCTACATTAAGCACATACCGCAGCGGCTCACTGCTGAAGCGGCCACCAGCTGACGGGAGGCAACGGAATTGCGGTAACCCTGATAATCTGGTTAAATTGATCACGCGATTAGTTCTCCACACACGTTGATTTAGTCGCATCGAACGCCGCGGGCTGCAATCCTGCGGCGTTCACCTTTTCTGGGGGGCAAAACACGCGGTACAGCAGCGTCAGATGCTCCTGCCACTTAGCCATAACCTGATAGCTGTTCTCTTCAATCTGCTCACGCTCCGCCGCATCAATTAGGCCGTCAGCTGTTGCTTTGCGAATATAGGCAGAGTGCTTGCCAATCCACTCAACTGACTCCATCAGTCGCTGATTGATATCTGCGTTATCAACATCCTCAATATCCACCAGCGGAACGTTGACGCTGTTTGACTGACGGGACACCGCATTAGCGATGTGCTTGGTGCCGCTTGCCTGTTGCAGGACCATCGCCCAACCCATTGGGAAAATCTGATCGCCATTAGTGCGCAGGCGGTTAAACAGAGCATCCTCTGTAACGCCCAGCCATTCGGCAGCTTCTGCATACCCACCCGGAAGACTTGAGATGGTCTTTTTAATTGATGCCACCAGCCAGGCTGGTTGCTTTTCTACTTGCCAGTGCTTTTGATCCACGGCTAAACCCTCTCTACTGTGGTTTCGCTACTGCTGGAGTAGCTGATAAAGTTTTGGAATCGGTCTGGAAGCGCTGGGGATAAAGAATCTCCAGTTCAGTGATTTCGCCGTGAAAAAAAACAGCTAATCGCTCAGCAACATCCAGTGATGCAACCTGAAGACCGCGCTCAATGCGGCTTAGGTTTCCGACATCCAAGTGAATAGCTACAGCAACTTCACTTAGGGTTTTCCCTTGCGACTTGCGCAATATTCTTAATGGTGAATGCATTTTTGCCCCCTTAATTGCGTAACATGCATACTATTTCACACAATCAGATTGCGCAAGTTAATTTGCGTTTCATGCAAACCAGCCATTAAATAGGCACATGAACATAGGAAATCGAATCAGAGAACTTCGCCTTGCGCGAGGAATGAGAATCAATGATCTGGCTGATGCCGTTGGCGTCGATCAGGCAAATATTTCACGCCTTGAGACAGGAAAACAAAAATCCTTTACTGAGCAATCGCTTAATAAAATCGCAAATGCTTTAAATGTGAGTCTCGGCGAATTATTTATTCCCTCCGGTCCAGAAAATACTGTATATAATGACAGTAAGGATATCGTTAAAGGCATACAAGGGGGGGATGTGTATCGTGTGGAATTGCTTGATGTAAATGTGAGTGCTGGCCCAGGGGCGTATGTAGGAAGTGACATTATTGATGTCATACGCTCCATTGAGTACAACACAGAGCATGCCAAGAACTTCTTCGGTGGTAAGCCTCAATCCACCGTTAAGATGGTCAACGTACGCGGCGACAGCATGTCAGGAACCATTGAGCCTGGAGATCTGATTTTTGTAGATGTTTCAGTGACTCAGTTCGATGGTGATGGGATTTATGTCTTTGGCTTTGATGGGAAGATACACATCAAGCGCCTGCAGATAGTTCCTGACAAAATCGTCGTCATTTCTGATAATACTCGCTATCGGGACTGGTTCATTGATGAAACTAATGAGCACCGCTTTTACATCTTTGGCAAAGTCATGATAAGTCAGTCGCAATCGTTTAAGCGACACGGCTAGTCCTCAACTGAATCCAAGAAAACCCGGCCCGACCGGGTTTTTTTGCGCCTGCAGCATTCAATTTTTGCAATTAGCGCATTTTATTACTTGCGTTATATGCATATCAGTTTTATTGTTTATCTCAACAGCGGTTACTTAGGTGGGATAGCAGATGAATTTCTCCAAACAAATGGCTAACAGTAAGTTTTGGGACCTAATTACTTTCCTATACCTATTCCCAGACGCAGACCTTATCTGTGATGGAGATACTGGGGTGGTAACTATGCATTGCGGCAATGAAAGCCTGGCTTACGGTTTAGCGTTTTAAGAGTAACGAATTGCTGTGTTGGCGGTTACTCATGAAGGTTTGTTTAACCGCCCTTTTTCACAACGGTGAGAGCATTTCTCTGTGGAGAAGGAAACTCCAGAAGACCTCCCTGAACCGATTAATGCTCTCAGCCGTTGTGGTGAATGCGGCCAGCGCGCGCGGAAGACTGACAAAGATTGCACACAGTCTAAGAGTTTCCGCTCTGGTGTTTGTCAGTCTGACCAGAGCACCGGGAGGCACCCGGCACCGCAGCAACCTT